CTGCCCTGGTGTTACCTGCCAGCCCGCTGTAGTTAGCCGGTCCATAGTTGCCGTTGTTATATGCCTGCTGTGTAGCTACCCGCTGGATGGCAGGTGCAGCTTGCATGAACTTCTGGTACGCACCTGTCTTGTATACAGTCCATGCGTTCAGTCCTTGTGACTGATAGATAGCATAGGCAGCCTTGGCAGATTGCAACGGATCAAATACGTTGGTTGGATACCAAGGGTTGCCCTGATGTACTGAGTTGATCTGAAACAGACCTTGATCAATGGTGCCGTTAGGATTGCTATGTGTTGCACTCGGGTTCCAACTTGACTCAGCCATACCAATAGCCATGAAGGTAGGCACAAGAGATTCAGGGAAGCCAGCAGCACGTATCACGTTAGCTACACCCTGAGCACCACCACCTCCCCAGTCACCTGAGTAGCCATTGTTACCTAGCGCACCGAAGTTAGGATCGTTCTGACCATATGCCTGACCAGCTGCCTGAGCCGCAGCTTGAGCAGCAGCCTGTTGACGTGCGAACTCCTGCTGAGCAAGTGCAGCGGTACGTGCTTTCTGTTGTTCCTCTATAGCAATCGCGCCAGCAGTGGCGTTAGCTGAGTCCGCTCTGATGGTGTTGAGTCGGTCGTAGTAAGGTTGATCCGACAGGGAGCCAGCAGTAGGGGAGATGGTGTCCTGAGCAGACTGCTGATTGTACTTCTCAGTGATCTGCTGGTCAGTCTTCTCCCACTCAAGTTTGTTCTTGTTGGGATCAAGTAGAGAAGGTGCAGTCATGTCACCCCCTCATCAAGTTGAATATATCTTTTGACTTGATGTCGTCCTTGATTTCGTTACGTGCGATCTTCCGGTAAGTAGGCCGGTCAGTGTTCTGGATGTTCAAACCAGTCATGAAGTTCAACAGGTTCTGATTGAAGAGTGTATTCTTCTCGTTCTGTTCCATCGCACGTTGTGGGTCGATCTTACCTTCCGACAGGAGGGACTCAAGTGATCCCGAAGGTGAGTAGCCAGAGAGGTTAGCAATCTGATTGACAAAGGGAATCGACTTGTCAATCCATTCACCCTTGTCAGGGATGTAGTGCTCGGAGTTAAGCGGGTGTGAACCAGAGACAATTCCCCAAGGTGTCTGGATCAGGGGGTTCAACATGCCAGCTAGGTTCTCTCCCACGTCACCATTGAACATAGATGCCGCAGCCTCAGGAGACGAACCAAAGTCCATCAATGAACCGCTATCACCAGGCACATCACTTGCCCCGAACGGACCACCAAGAGTGTTCCTCAGGAAACTAGGATACATCTGGTTAGCAGGGAACTGATCCTGCATATCTTTAGGGTTACCACCTAGCATGACGTTTAAGTTGAACTGTGCCTTAGGTACTGACATGACACGCGCCGGATGAGTGAGGGTGGTCATGAACAAGGTAGGCATAGCCTGCTTGAACCATGAGTAATAAGGCACCACACGGCGTGCATACTTCTGCTCAAAGGATGTCAGCCCCTTCACGTCAGGGTGGAACTTCTGAATCCGAGCAGTCAATCCGTTGATCATGCTCTCCACTGAGTCATACTGACGCGACACCTTAGGATAAGACATGAGTCCAATCAGATGAGCAAGCCGCGTGTTATCGCTGGATGCTGTAGACACCTTGCCAGCAAACTCAATAGGTCGAGTGCTCTCGATAGCATTAGAAGCTCTGGTCAAAGCACTCTTACCTGTGGCTTTGAGGATGTCCTCAGCAGGACGGTAGTCAAGTAGCAGACCAGACTGATGAGCAAACCAGTATATCTGGTTGTTAGAGAGTGACTGCTTGCCACCCTTCAAGGACACGTCCATCAGTTTTCCTGTCGGCTTAGGCATGTCCTTGCCAGTCAGGATACCAAGACTCTTGTATGCCTCATCTAGGTTACCAGATTTAAGTGCCTCTGAGAACCCACCATTAGCAGCCTGCACCTTAGCTGCACGTCTGTAGTGAAGAGGGTGGTTCCTTATCCCAAGGTCCAGACCATTCTGCAACACGTCACCAATGTAGTTCCTGACCTGATGACCTGGCCGGATGATGGTGGTACTCGTCTTCCACAAGGACAAGAAAGGATCGAGCCAGTCAGATACCAGCTTGTGATTGATCTTCGTGTTCACGTCAATCTCACGTGAGTACCTAGCGAACTGCTGAGCAGCTTCCTTCGGATAGTACATGTCAGTGTCAATCACATGCGACAGGTCGGAGTGTCCTTGCGTCCTACTGATCTTGATGTACCCTGGCTTAGCTACCTTGCTACCAAACTCCTTTGTGAAGTACCGACCGATACCTGACCTGGCAGCCAGTTCCATCTGAGCGTTGTGCATGTTGGCCAAGAACTGCCAGGGGTTATCAATGTCAGTCCACTCACGCCACTGCTCAGGTACCTCAAGGTTGTTGTCCTTGGGTCGGTAGCTCTGCTTCACACCATGCTTGTGCATGATTCCATTGATCGTCTCAGGATCAAGTGACTCCCGGAACATGGCAGTGTCGCCCCACGAGTTGACACCCTTACTCATAGAGATGGCATCAGGTGACACAATGAGCAGGTCGTCATAAGCAGCAGCTTGCTCAGGTGTCAGGCCCTTCTTACCTTTGCCAGTGCGGAGAGCTTCAAAGGCAGTCTGTGCATCAGGTAGCGCGTGCTTAGCTTGAGCCTTGTCAATGACCGCCGCATATTTTCCAGCCGCATCTCCGAAGTGGTTAAGCTGTCCACGTCCCACAGCAAAGAAGTTGCCTTGACCATAGCCACCTGAGAAACGTGACAAGAAGCCGTGTAGCAACTTACGGAAGAAGCCATCAGCTGTGAACCCAACAAGCTCATTGACTGGCACACCTTGTGCAGCACCGGCAGCTTGAATGGTGGTGATGGTTGAGTTCGCATTAGTCTGTGTGGCCTGTCGAGCTTGCTGTGATGTACCAGCAGGCTTTGCCTTACCTGGCTGTGCCTTGCTACTAGAGTTCCACGTAGTAGAGTTAGCCTGCACATGACTATTTCTGGCTGTGCTCCTTGCTGTCGTCACATCAATGGCAGGGACATCACTAGCCATGCGTGCGTTAGCAGCGTGAGAAGCTACAGCAGCAGCACCAGCAGACGCACCACGCTCACGTACCAGTCGAGTTACCTCCTGGTTCACATGAGCAATGTCATCCATGCTGTCACCGATGCCCACCTCAGGATCATTCAACCTGCGGACGACATCATCTGCTACCTCTTCACCTACCTGCTTGCCGATGACAGCATCACGTGTCTTGAAGGTCATCTCATTGTTGAGCATCTTCTTGTATAGCTCATCACGAGATGCCCACATGCCCTCAGCATTACGCCGAGCACGTGTACCGATAGATGAAATCTCTTGACCTGTCCAATGAGCACCAGGCTTAGCCGACAGGGCGGCAGCTATTTCTCTGATGGCCTTCTCTGAGTCGGTAACACCTGACTGGACGAGCGCGATTGTCTTGGCAGCAGCGGTGAGTTGAGAGCTAATGGGGATGTTTCGCTGGGTGAACTGCATATCTCGCAGGACTTTAGGAGGCAGGGCCTTCCACACATCTGTCGTACTGAGCCTATACGTGTTCCCACTAGCACTAATCTCCGGGTATATCCCCTTCGCAATGTTCTCAGCCTCATGTGCTTCAAGCCTAGTCATGACCGTAGCCATCTTAGCTTGAGCTAGTTGCTCCCCTTTGAGCCCTGCTGCTGTCAGTTCATCATTCGTCTGCTTGACTACAGAGGCAGCATGACTCCACTGCGAACGCATATCAAGTCGAGCAGGCTCAGTGATCTTCCTGCCGTTCTGCAACACCTCGATAGGTTCAGTACCAGTGACAGTACGAGTGGCCTCATGAAGTGTAGCGTCAGTATCATTGGCGATCTGACGTGACACGTCCTCCACTGCTGCCTGAGGATGCTTACCTGCTGATGCAATGGCAGCGTTAATCTCAGGGCTTGGTGTCCCCTTAGGTGAGGTGACTTTACCGCCACGAGGTGTGTGAGGTGACGAGTCGCCATACAGAGCCTTGTATGCAGCCTTCTCATCTTGGCCGTACATGTATGCAGCAGCACGTGCCCTGTTAGCACGCACGTCCATCTCATTGGCATGGACCTCACGTGCTGCTGACCATGCGCTAGCTCGTGACTCAATCTGAGCAGGGGTCAGATTAGATTTGATAGGCTGTGTGGTAGCGGGTACCTCATCAACGATGTCAGCCACACCTTGATTGACCTGTGCCCTGTCGGCTTCCTGATTCAACTTGCGGCTGAGCTTCATCGCATTCTTGGACGGAGGTCCAGCAGCGGCAGCTTCCTTCACCACATTGCGTAACTCAGGTGACCAACTCATTGGTATAGCAGCGACTTGATTCATTTCTCTCTGAGTGAACAAGCCACGTGGAGCCCTACCGGCGACAGGTGTAGCCTCTTGAGCTACGTCCTCTGCCACCTTAGGTGCTACACTGGTCAAGTCACCTTTGCCGAACAGACCTAACTGCTGTTCGCCTGCTTGCGCCGCAGCAGTAGGTCCGTTCAACCCCACACGTCGCAACTGTCGTGGGTCAGTTGCGGCGAAACTCTTTAGGTCATCTCCCATCTTTTGTAGATCGAAGGCAGGAGCAGGCGCTTTCGGCCCCGCATCGGACAACCTATATGTATCACGTCCGAGTTCATCGAACAACGGGATTGTTTCAGGTGCCGTGCGTGGTGCGCCAAGCGTATCAGCCACAGACTGAAATGAGTTTCCACCATGTGCACTACCTGTGCTTGGCATACCGGGCAAGGGAGGTTGAGTCCCTCTACTTACCCGATTCATATTTGGCATACCAAGGTTGGCAGTGTTGCCAGCTTGTGCGCGCTTAGCATGTGACCGGGAGGCTACATTAGCTGCTGTCTGAGCAGCTTGTTGTGCAGGAGTTAAGCCAGGTGTGTTTGCAGCTATAGCATCAGCAGCACTTGTAGCCTCAGGGACTGCATGACCTATCTCTTTCTCAGCAGCAGTGACGAACTCTCCACCAGTAAGAGACTTTGCACCCTTTTGTGCAGCCTTACCTAGCCAACCAAGAGGTACAATGTTGAGAGGATCAAGAGCTACGTCACCAATGAACCCAACAAGACCCTTCGCCCAGTCAGCTGTTTCAGTACCACCGATCTTGTCACTCATGTCAATGACATCACGAGTGCTGGTCTTATCTATACCCGACAGGCCAGCCCACAAGGACTCAAGTGGATTGTCTGTGTTCGGGTCAGGATCAATGGTGTCCTTGACCAGGTTACGAACGGCGTACCCACCGCGTGACAACACATCACCAATGCGAGAGATGATGCCAGGATCATTGTCTACAGGATCAGGAGCAGGCATACTCGACAGGTCGAACTTGTCCCAAGGGTTAGCTGCGTTGGGATCATACCTCTTTTTGCCCGCACCTGTACTAGCCTGTGCAGCAGCTAGTCTAGCTAGTGCCTGCGCAAGGTGAGTGAAGTTCTCCTGATTAGCCACTACTGCGCCGCTTCTCTGGCGCTGGCCACAAACTCCCTAGCTGCTGCGTTAAGTGTTCCCGGAGGCACATCAATGCCGAGCGACTGAGCTTGCTGAGTAATCCACTGAGCGAACTCAAGTGCCGTATAGGGATTGAGTTAAGGATCAGATTCCTGTCCAAGGTTAGTCTGACGGTATTGTTCAAAGGCATCTGCGATCTTCGCTACAGTCTGCTGAGAAAGCTCTTCGTCACCTGTACCATTGATCAAGATGCCGAGAGCACGTGATGCACCTGGGTAGTTACTCATGTCGAAGTTACCTTGGCCACCAGCCTTAGCTTGAGCAGCCATAGCATCGACATTCAGGTTACCGATAGCAAGTTCATTCTCCCAGTCCTGCTGCAACTCACCTTGTGCCGTGTTATGCAGAGCCATCTGATTCCCGAACAACTGTTGAATCTGATCTGCTTCCATACCTTGACCCTGCAAGCTGTAACCTGCATTGGCCCGCTGTGCTTCAAGGTCACGATTGGCAAGTGTCTGTGCCAGTTCAAGTGCAGTGGTGCTCTGCTGACCTGATGCATTAGCCTTGTTGATGTCAATGTTGGCTAGTAGATTCAGCAGTTGTGAATCTAAATCTTGCTGTGCACCAATGCCAGCACCCTCTTTAAGTAACCCGAACTGTGAGTCGTAGTTACCTTGCGCTAGCTTCTGCGAATCATAGAACTGCTGCTGTGATTCCGTACCTGCCGCAGCCTGATCTTGTGCATATGCCTGATTGTTGGCACCCTGCTGCAACATCTCGGGGGCACTTGTTTCAAGTCCGAGAGCACCAAGTTGCTGGCCGACATTAGCATTAGCCGACTGCTGGTTCTCAGCTATGTCAGCTTGCTGGGCTTCACCTCTGGTGGCCTGCTCAGCCTTTGTCTGATCATACCTTTGGGCTGTCTCCGCTGCCTTTGCCGCAATGTCTTTGACAAAGTTGTCGTATAGTCCCTTGGTAGCTTCCTTGCTGGTTGCACCTTGAGCCTGAGCATTTGTTCGAGCAATGTCAAATGCTGCAAGGTAAGGGGCGAAGGCGTCGGCTGCGATCTTCTTTGCTTGTTCAGTGAAGTCACGCATCTCCACAGTAGGGATATTGAAGTTGTACGCCCCAGGTGCCTCAGGCATACCATAAGGGTTGTCACCTAAGCCAGGAATGTTATACCCTATATTGCCAGGTCCCTGAGGTTTGACTGCCGTACCTACACGTGGAGGTGTCTTACCAAAGGTGCCACCACCACCAGGTACGCTGGCACCTGATCCCGGACGGCCTGTACCGAAACCAGTTCTACCTTGAGGCTGAGGTACGTTACCAGTAGGTCCAGCCCAGTTACCTAGTGCTCCACTACCTAGAATCTCACCAGGGATGTCGCGGTTGGGATCATCCCAAATGGACCCCTGACCAATGGTGGTGTTGACTCCGATACTTGAGCGTGGCTGAGCTAGTCCGACAGGGTTCTTCATCTGACCGTTATTGGCCAGAATCATGTTGCCGCGTGCCTTGATGTTAGGTGTGGCAGTGCCTAACTGGTACGCCCTGATGTCAGCTGGACTGAACCCGTTGTTCTGTAGCCACTTGACCTGTGTGGCATTGAGGTCCATTAGCCAACCTTCTCACGTGTGATCTGCTTTCCACCTGTGCCCTGAGGCACCTCACCCAAGGTGATGGCATACTTGGCAGCGATCTTGTTGACTGCATCTGTCAACGCTGCCTTGTCCATTGCATCCTGCTGACCAGTGAACGCATTCTTGGCCACGTCTTGTGTGTCCGTGCTTTCCTTGCGTCCCTGCAACAGGGTGTTGAGCCTGTCGGTGAAGTCGTTCCCGATGTCATTCTGAGCCTGAGCAAACATACCAGACCGGAGGACACCGCGCCCTGCGAAGTCGTTCTCGTTGCCGTACAGAGCCTCGCCATATGCTCCCTGCGAGGGATCAAGTGACCATGCCTCATCTGCACCAGCACCGGCGACAAGTCCCTGAGGTGCAGCAAATCTCTTGGCTTGTGCCTTAGGCAGGAAGCCCATACGTCGCTTGGCATCACCAAACTGACGGTCGTACTGATCACGTACCAATTTCTGCTGAGCAAGGAAGTCAGCCTTAGCACGTGCCAGATCAGCTACCGTCTTCTGATACCCAAGGTCTTGTTTGGCATCAGGAATGTCGATGGTTTCCATCACAGGTGGAGGGGGAGCAGGTGCTACATAAGGTGTAGCTACACCACCACCGCCACCTCCACCTCCACCATCACTTGAGCCACCACCGCCATCACCTCCGCCTCCACCGCCACCACAACTACCACTATCATCGTAGTAGATAGGTTGAGGCTTGGGACGGTTATATGTAGCGATGGCTTTCTTCTGAGGTGGAGGCTTCTGTACTGTCCCTAAACCAAAGCCACTACTAAAGCCACTACCTATACCTATACTAGCTGCTGGCTTAGGTGCAGCAGTACCACGTGCCTTTTTACTACTCAAACCAAAGTCAAACATGGCAGGCATTAGACGTGCCTCCGGTAGCCTACCAGTGCCAGGAACAACAGAATCGTTGTCTCAATGGCAATGACGAGAATCAGAATCTGAGTCCAGTCCATGTCACACAGTCCTTCCGTCTGGTCCCCAGTCAACACCGTAAACATTACGTAGCCTACGGGGATTCATGGAAAAGTTCTGTTGGGTGCGGTCATACTGCTGATAGTCGTCGTAGGTATGACCCTTGTACTGATTAGGACTCTTGTACTCTTTGGGAATGTACCGAGGAATCCTGTCGTTGTTACCTCGTACTAGACTCCTGGTGTAGTCAGTACCCTTTTGACCCTCATGTTCATAGGCATTGTGATCTGTCTTATCTCCTGGAACACGCGGAGAGGCAGTATACTCATGTCCACCACGAGGGTTAGAGCCCTGGTAACCTCTACCACCTGTCGTAGGAGGTTTCTTACCACCAGTCCTACGCCTAACCGCAGCCTGAGCAATTTGTCGAGACGTGATACTCATAGCCTACCGTCCTGTCTGCCATTGATATGCCTGTGGGTACATTTGAGAGGGGAGGTTGTACACGTCAGGACCCGCACCCCATGCACCACCTAGACCAGGAATCCTGCTACCTAGACCAGTCTCAATGTAAGGTGGATACCCATTGTTATCGGGATACCTAGTGAGGTCCGGTGGAGGAAGTGGGTTACCGTCCACATCTGTCCTAGGCCAAGAACCTGCACCCGTTATGCCTCCCCGTTCACCATTCTTAGTTGGAGGCCAATTACTACCTGCCATACCTGGATCATACCAAGGACCCGGCCACGGATTAGGTAGCGGGTTGTTGCTAGGGGAATCATCCCATACTGGTCGCCTACGTGACTCAATAGCAGCAGCACTACTTCCACGCCTACCACGTGTCGGTGCTTGATAGGCACGTGACACTGAGTTGCGCCCTGTCTTCTTACTGGCGTCACCTCTGCTACGATTCTTGTTCGCCGCAGCCTGAGCCACCTGTCGAGATGTGATGGCACTAATGCCACTACCAACGCGCTTACCGATGTCACCACTTGATGGTGTCTTACGGTAGCTAGCTGACGCCATTACTTCACACCTCTCAGATAGTTGGCATCCATGTAGTTGCCATTCTGAGCGGCCTGCAAACGTTGTAGAACCGCCTGCTTACGTGCGTTCTGCTGCTGGTCACGTTGTCCGTATCCCTGCATACCTTGCTGAGAGATAGGTCCCGAGGTGGCATTGGCTCGACCTTCGAGGCCATATCTCTTGTCACCTGCTGCGTAAGGATTGAAGCCATCGAGCTTCTGTTGCATCCCCATGCGTCGCTGACCAAGCTGGTTGCCGAGTGGACTTGACACTAGCTGGTCTCCTTCACAACAGTTTGCTTCTTCTTCATAAAGATGGTCAGATCATATATCCTCAATGAGGCGTCAGCAATACCCCCATTTGTCACCACGTCAAAAGTAAGGGTAAAGAATATCTGCCGGAATCGCACCTTCTTAAGCATCTTGATGAACTTACGTGCGTACCTACCAAGTGCAGGATAGATAGTAGTGGGGATAACAATGGGTGTGTTACTTGCCCATTGCTGACCTGCTGAAATGGCTGCACTATACTGACCATACTTGGTATATGCCTGACGCCATGTCATGTTCAAATTGGCGTTAGGAATGTTCAATACACCAGTGAACTTACCTGATGTTGCCACTGCGATACCCCACCACCAGATCACCTTGTAAGCATGAGGCACATCAAAGTCGTAGGTCTTGGTCTGAATAACACCCTGGAAGACTTCTGCATTGACAGGAGAAGTAGTCAGTGTTGGAGCAAATGACATGTTAATACCGAAGGCAATACCTGTATCGACAGGTGTGTACGTCAGAGTCACAGGGTCACCACTCGCCGCATAGGCATATACCCTATTACCTAGTGCCGCATAACCTGAGATGGTAGTACCTTCTGCTGGCACAGTCACTACCTTGTTAGCACCAGTTAAGGTATAGCTAAGAGTCGCACTAGCTGACTTCCTACCACCAAAGAAGCTGACGACCATACTCTTCTCAGGTACCGTAGGAATAGCAGGAGCAGTAATAGAGCCACCAGAAGTAGGACCACCATTAGCTGCTCCCAGGACAGGGAGAGCATCAGTGGTACCTCTAATAGTTGCAGTGATATTCTTAACAGCTACAGCCTGGCTAGAAGTGAAAGTATAGGTAGTGTCTCCTGCTACAAACTTCTTTCGATAGACACTGTACTCGATACCTATGAACAGGTCACCCACCAGCTGTCTTGGTACTATTGTCTGCCAGCCAGCAGGAGGTGTGATAGTAGTAGCTGTAGAAGCTGTCGCAAGATTAGTCCAGTACACGTACACCCAGTCACCTGCTACTGTGCCAGCGGCAGGTGTCATAACGGTGGCAGCACTCGTTGTAGTAACGGAAGCAGTACCAACTAATGTAGGTGCTGACACAGCGACGTTACCTGAGAAGTCTACGCCTCTGACATCTTGGAATGAGTATGCCTCTGCTGGCTTAGCCTGAGAAGCACTCGTACCATAAGCAGTATCCAGGCCAACAGATGCACTAGGAATCACCACCAAGTGAGAGAACTTCCTGTCGCTGATCCATCGTGACCAACGCTTCACACGCAGTGAGTACACGTACAGATACTTGAAGTACCTGACGAACAACCTATCCCGGTGAAGTGTCAGGCCGTACTGATCCTTGGCGAACAAGTCCAAGTCAGTATCCTGAGTCATGGCAATGAGAGAAGAGATACGAGTATAGGTGTACTGAAACAACTCATACACAGCATTGTCATGTAGGACATAGATGGTGTTGTTGTTGTAGACCACGTTGCAGTTGATAGCAGGGACACCAATGGTGGCGTCAACCTCATTCAACTCAGCCTTGCGAGGATCAGTGGTATATGTGAACTTATGTGTGCTGTGCTCTTTGAACAACACCAAGTCTTGTCCCAGCCTGACAAGTGACACTAGCTTCTGACCGTTGCCTGGTGCCACGTCAATGAAGTTGTTCACATCCCATGCAGCAGACGGGTCACCCACAGCAGAGAAATAGAATCGTGAGGTGTTAGTTGTAGCCGACAGGCCGCACGCGATCCAGAGACGTTCCCTGTACTGAGCTACAGCCTCACCACGTTGCATCGTAGCGATTGTGGTATATGTCGTGGTAGTAGATGTCGGTGCATCAAAGCATCCACCATTGCTCACACTGTCAGGAGTTGCTATCAAGTACAGCTTGTTGGCATACTGAATACAGGACAACGCCTTGATGTTGCTAGCGTAGGTACCACCCATTGTGTTTGTGGCAACATCAATCAACCTCACCTGACTGATAGCAGGGAGGTACACCACGATGAACTGACGACCATCAGCAGGGAGGTAAGTCCCAATGAACTGCCACGCATTACCATTGGGATATACAGCAGACACATTGAACATGTTGATCTGCGGACGGTTGACAAGAGAACCATCGGTGTCAACCTCAAGATTCGTGAGGTCGTAGAGTTCTTCATTGTCGATGAACTCACCACTACCGGAGGCATTATGCAAGCCACCAGTAAACGGACCCAGCTTAGTAGCTCTGTCCTCTTGTTGTTGAACCGCAGCAGTCATGATCTACCACTCATACTCTGAATCGGTGGCGACCCACAGTTCGCCAATCATGTTCGTCTGAGCATTGGTATCTTCCAACAGCTTGTCTTCAAAGCTCTGACGCTGGTTGGCGTTAGCTGACCAGTCCTCATCTAGCTCATACGCCTTACTGTTGACGTACTCACAGATGCGGTCGAAGTACCTATCAGGCAGACCTAGAAAGTCCGCAGGGGTGGACACCACCTGAGGAGTCTTGCTGTAATTAACGGTGATGGATTTGACAACATCGGGTACTGGCCAGAGATAGATAAGGTCAGCCCATGTGTACCAGAACTCAGGTGTCCCCTGCTGTGTGGTGTTCGCAGTTCCCAGTTGAGCCCTGATCCCCTCGAAGTTACGTGGCTGTAGGATATTACCATCAAACATCACCGACTCGATCTGAATAATGTCAGGAGGCACCGGGTACGTCTGAGTCCCTGCAACTGAGTCCTGAGCCGCTGTCGCCTGAATCATGGGGTTCTTGTTGACGATTTCCATACATGCCTGATTGCACCACCGCGTGATGTCAGCGTCAGTGATCTGAACACCTGACTCGTCACCGAATTGACGTTTGGTATTGGTGATCACATCACCGAGCGTCTTTGTCGCTACCCCAAGTGGCATTAGTTTCGATACCTCTTCCCCTTGTGGTTGTATGTATGGAGATGAGACTTCATCATGGTGGCGAGGACATCCATGCGCTCATCTGTTTCCATCTGAATCCGCGTCTGCTCAGCAAGTTTAATGGCGTCGTTACGTGCCATCATCCTGTCAAAGATGTCGTTCGGATGATGCTTACGAAAGTCGTTCTCGAAGCACCACTCTAAGAGACGCTCGTCAATTTGGTCTTCTCGCCAGTAGGAGAGGAACTGAACTGACCCGTCTGGATGTATATGGACGATTGCGTATGGCCGCCCATCACCTTCGACACGATCTTGTGGATCAATCCAGGTAAGGCGAAGCTCAGGGTCATATTCATAGATAGCCGTGGCGATCCGCTTATGAAGCTGATTGACGAATCTTCCTGTCTGTTCGTCATACTTATACTTGTCCCCTAACAACGGATTGATCGTCATTTCTGCACCACCACAAAGTTCCTGAACCGCACTGTCCCTGGACCCTCCACTGAGGCGATAGCCATATTCCTACAGATATGCATGTACGTGCCACGATAGGTTGTATCGCTAGCTGTCAACGTCTTGGGTGTTCCATCTGTTCTCTTGAGGATGACCTGAGTCAAGGTGACCTCTACTTGAAAATGCATCCATTGTCCGGCAACGGGTAGGTCACAAAGAATAGGTCCAGCAATAGAAGTACCAGATGTGCTACCAACGGTATGACGATATAGCTGCATATTACCGTCAGCACGCTGGATGAAATGGTAGCCTCCCGAGTCATTGAGAGCTTGGAACTGATACTTCGTATCATCAGGCTTACTGAAAGCAAGTCCAGCCGACAGGGTGAGCGTAGTTGGCAGCACAGTGAACTGCATGTCAAAGTCGATGGTGAACAGATTGCCAGCAGGAGACAAGCTACCTAGCAACACAGCTGGATTAGATGCTGTCTGATTAAGTGCCGCAGTGCCATCTGCCAACTTCATGGTCCGGGTGAAGTCATAGGCAAAGTCACCGGGGGACCACTTCATAGCAGCAAACTGATCTGTAGTACGGTTAGGTACATTCACTCTGGTATAGGGTTCCGCACTAGATACAATGCCCCTTATGCCGAGAGCGAAATACCGATTGCGTGAATAGCGTCGTGCCGGGCTCCATGTCAGGACTGGCTTACCAGTAGCCACATAACTAGCGATGTCAGCATCAGACATGCCGCCACCAGCAGTATCCGAACCAGGAACACCGATATAGTCGTACTGCGATGCAGTCGCAATCTGCGTGATGTCATCGACGTAGCACCACACCTTCATACCCTGTGCCTTGGCTTGGTTCATACCAGACACATTGCCGACATGACTCTTCCAGATCACACTCTCCTTGTAGCGAGGGAAGTTAGCCTCAAGCAGTGCAAGGAGAGCAGTATTCTTTGGAGTAGTACCAGCCTTGTTCTCCAAGAACAGGACAGCCTTGTTGAAGAACAGAGCCATCATGTCTAGGAACTTAGGCATAGGCTGAGGATTGGTGATCCAGTACTGACCACAGTCAGGTTCCACAAGAGTAGTGGTAGCGATCTGAGCATCAGTCAACAGAGATGGATCACCTGTCCTGTTGGTTGTCCTGTTAAGCCCTGTCGCACCAGCGTCATGCAGGTGGAACCAAGTACCCTCTGCACCCTGCTGAACAGACATCTCAAGAGCCTGACAGCCCATGTCAAAGGCACCTTGATAGGCAACCTGAGAATGTTCAGGCCACACTGAACCTGAACCTCTGTGTCCTACCGTGAAGGTTGGCTGAGCAAACAACTGTGCAATAGAGATAGCAGGACCAGGAGCACCTGACTGGTAGAAGTCATCAATGTTATCAGTGAGTGAATCACTCACGCTACCATAGGTCTGGTAGTTGATGTACTGTTCTTCCGACAGGGAGCGTGTGTCATTGCCAGCGTAGAAGTTCTTCTCAAGGTCGTTCATGCTCGTCTTGAGGTCGCCAGCCCACTTCTTACGCCTCATGTCATTGATGGAGAGGCCAGGACCATAGGTAGCGACCAGAGCTTCGTTCTCCTTATCGGTCAAACTCCCTACCATTATCTCTCCTAACACGTGGCCTGAACCAACCAAGCACATTCTCTACTGGCAAGATACCCACCATTACCATGCCAATGATTAACATGACTACGGTGTTCGCTGACTCAGGATCAATCAGCGCAAAGATTACTACGATGACACCTAACATAAATACAGTGATGCGCCTTACACCCTCGAAGGCTTTCCAGAACCTACTTCTCTCTTCATCTGTCATGTGTGCCCCTATCAAGCAGGCCATGTTCAGCGGGTCGCAGCACTGAACATGACCTTCCCAACAGGGAGACTAGCTCTCCGTGATGTCCTTCATCACGAAGTGAGCGTTGCGGCGATCAGTGCCGAGTTCGGAGTACTGGAACATCGTGGCCGCATAAGCGTCCTTGATGGTGCCAGCAACAGAGCCCGGAACACGATCCCACATACTTCCGTCGTAGTCCATCCACTCCCAGTCAGCATCACGGTAGAGCCGGATGTTGTTCTCCGACAGGCCGTAGATGGTGTTGTAGGGGCAGTCGATGTCAGCGACCATAGGTACTTCACCCTGATCTGTCGTGAAGACCAGACCGGCGTAGCCACCTGTGAACTCCTTGACGTTGCTGAAACGTCGCGCCTGAACCAACAGGTTCCAGTACGCACGCTTAACGCCAAGTGAAGACACCAGAAGAGATGTCTTGCCGCCATTTGTCCGCACCGCGTGAACGTTGCGGATCATCGCGCTCTCAGAGAGAGGACGGTTGGTGCCCGCGTTGGCATCAACAACAGACTTCCAGATCGGATAGGTGACAGGATCGACACCATACAACGTTCCACTGTTGTTGACGATGGCCTTGAGGCCAGTCCACTCACGGTTAGCACTACCTGTCCGCACGAGCACATGACCTGCTGCCCATGTGACAGAAGGAGACACCACGATGGTGCCTGCCGCCGTGTCCACAGAGGTGATGGTGACACCTGTCGCTGCTGCCGCACCATCTGCCGCGAGGGTAGCTGGCACGTACACATCAACAAGTTCACCCACCTGCAACAGGTTGATGCCTGATGTGACAGTCGCCGTGGTGTTGGCACCCACCGTGCTGACCGTTGCAATGGCACCTGTGCCGTCACCATAAATCTGACGGTTGAGGTCCTTTGCAAGGTCATCCTTGAGGCCGTTCATCTCAAGGTCGATGCCCGCGACAAAAGTCTGCGGGTCCTTGTTGGCCAGACGCAAGGTCTGACCAGTCAAGGCAACGGAACCATACAGGTACTTCAACCTCACCTGTGCAGGAGCCGTGCCCTGGTTACCTGCCACCGGCAGGTTCTCGTACTCACGACGACCACCGAGGCCGGTGTTACGAGACACATGAATCGGGAAGGTGACGTACTTGCCACCTACGTTGGTTGAGATGGTAGAACCGCCACCATTGCGGGCGATACTCTTGAGAAGTACGACTTCGTTGTTGAACTGCTCACGCAGCTTCCCGTCGTACACCTCTTTCAGCACACCCGTCAGGGTGGCCATACTTGCGCCAGGCATACCTATCCTCCAGAGTTGACGAATTGCAACATCTGAACCAAGTGCGCCTGACGTTCTTCATCACTCATCTGACCAACAGATTTTTCACTCGTGGGAGCGATAGTACCTGTAGGAGGAATGATGTTAGGCGCAGGACGCCCTTGGTTCTGACGTGAGTACATACGCTGGAACACCTGCTTCTGTTCCTCAAACGCAGCGTTAGCATCAATGTTATTGCCCTGGTTCACCTGATTGAACATGCGCCCCAGGACATCTTGTACGTCAACAGCGTCACCGTATTTGCCAACCAGTTCCTGAATCTGTGTGTCGATTTGTTTCTGGTAGCTATCTACTTGCGCGTTGTATTGCTGCTCTTGAACGTACTGATCCATTGTCTGCTGACGCCGGTCAAGGTCAGCTTGCCGTTGTTCCAGCTGAACTAGATATGGGTCCTTCCCCATCTCTAGTGATTCTTGTTCAGGTGTCTGCTGGTCTTGAAGCAAGCCCTGCTGCCTGACGTAATCCGTAATGAGACGGTGAAGCTCAAGCGGATTCTCTTGCAGTTGTCGGACTAGGTTCAAGCCATAACCTAAAGCCTGAGGATTGACACCTTCGTAAGCCTGGTAAGGCTTGTACTTACCCTCAAGCTCCTGGTACTTTGTTTCAAGGCCCCGGTAGTTATCATCCCAAGATTTCAGGTGAGTCTTGAGCTTGCTATGAAAGACATCCGGCACACCTTGTAGAAAAGGTGCCCATGCCGGGTTGTCTGGTGTTGACGGCTGAGTTGTAACAGTCTGCTGAGGTGCGGCCTGCTGTGTTGAAGTATCAGCAGGAGCAGATGTAGCCGGGCTTGAGCCGTTCACACCTGAGAACGACTCAACAGTCAGACCTGTCCCTGACTCGAAGTCACTACCACTATCGAAACCTTCGGTCACTGCGATTCCTAACTAGAGGACTCCTGTACTTGTCCTGGCGACAAGCCCTGGAAGTTAAACGGGAATACCACCTGCGTTGGTTGCGTCATTGCGAAGGTAGAACAACTTGTCCCAGATGCTTTCCTGAGCAAGTCTTGCAGCTGTCCAATAGGCAGCATTCAGAGCAGTCAGTCGTGCATCTAACGTCCTGATGTCCTGAGTCGCCAGGAAGTTAGCTGACACAGCAGGGCTCGCAACGTCAGTAGGAGTCCACCTTGGATCAGATACGGTGATGCCCATACCAAACCCAGGAACCATTGTGATGTTAGTCATGATTCACCTCCTTACATCGGTTGCTGTGGTGGTGTCGGCATTCCACCTTGCGGTGAAGGCGGCATTGGTGGCCCGCCGCCACCTTGCGGTGGTGGACCTGACTGACCAGGCATACCTTCCATACCAGGAGGTCCTTGAGAAGGATCACCTGACATACCCATTGCTCCGGGTGGCGCACCACCCATAGCTGCTCCCATCATGGGATTCATCATGGCAGCAAAAGCACGTGTCTCATGAAGTCTGATGTGCTTGGCGAACTGATCCTGAACAATAGGATCGAGCATCTCGAACTCTTGAGACTTGCGGTAGTTGTTGTGTGTAGTGATGTGAACCTGATGATTGTCCCAGTCATTCACCTTGACGACAGGTGGGAACGTGGCAGCATTCACAGGGTCGATAACAGGTAGGCCGGTCTGAGGATCACGTGAACCTTCGCCACCAACAACGGCGTTCTGAGACTGCTCCTGATTCCACTGAGCTACCTGTTGGGCAGTCAGCTTCTTCATGCGCAAGTTCTCGCGCTGAGCACATCTCATGTCAATACGCATCCTGTCTACCAGGACGTTAACGCTACCCATCTCCATCATGTCCAACATCTGCTGTGCTGTGATCGCACCAGATGTGAACAAGTCCATCAAGAAAGCCTGACGTGCAGACTTACTCATCGGCAGAGATGAACCAGGCTCTACACGTATATCGAGGCCATTTGCAATGTCCGAGCCCTTGAGAGCGAACGAGTCAAATGCCCTGTCGGTGCCCGCCACACGTATGATCCGTGGGATGTCCCAGAAGTCAACGACAAGAGATAGCCCCTGTCGAGATATTTTAGTGATGGCCTGCTCAACTGATGACATTGTGGTTGCGAGCATCGACTCGTCCTTCTCTTGAAGGTACGCAATCGCAGTTGCTGCAACAACACCTTGTCCGGGTGCCATGCCACGTGATACTTGATGCTGCCCGGAGACATCCTCCATGTCCGAGATAATGCGACCGAGTTCTTCGAGCACATAATTAGGAATGGGTGTGAGAGGTAGTGGTTCGGGCTTACCCAATGCTGGCTTGTAGAAGACCAGCTTGCCTGGTTCAGAGGTGTACTTTGATGGGTCCATTGTTCCAATGGGCACCAACAACTGGGGACGTGCCATACGGTTCTTGGACTCGATGATCTGATTACGAGTCTGGTTGTATTCCTTCTGTAGCGGGTTGGTGTCATTAAGAATGGAATCAGCATAGAACTTACCATTCATCAGGTCTTTCACATGAGCGTATGGGTACTCATCATGTGAATAGGGCATACCCTCTTGGAAATTGACTACCTTGTCACCCACTAAGGTGATCAGTCCACCCTCTTTCAGGAGGGGAGTAGAGCCAGGCTTCACGTAAGCCTCAGTGATCAGCACACTGTCAGGTGCGGCATTACTAGCAGCGCCACCTGTGCTCTGGAAGTAAGCAGACTCGAAGATTTCAGTCTTCGCCACCATGCTTGCTGCGAACTGACCTTTGAAGAATCTGTTAGCCCATTCAACAGGGCGAGTATATGCCTCAATCACATGAGGCTGTTCCTCGATGTCTTCACACAGCAGATCAGGGACAAACAAGTTGTACGGCGTCACCACACCAAAGTTCACATTACCTGTGGTGGGCATACCCATGACTGTCTTGAGAGTCTTGTCTGTATAGTTCTGGTCATACCACGTCTTGAGAAAGCCATTCCCGGTGATGACACACCAGAAGGCCATACGTTCCATCTTCCACTGTATATTACAGTGCTGGTATAGGAACTCCCACACCGCCTCAGCTGACTGAGCGGCGAATAGGTCATCGTCCTCCCCCGACGCAGGAACCACCGTCACAGTGGGTTTCTGAGATGTCATGCGAGTTATCTCAGTGCGCACCAAAGGACGAGTCCTATTGGTAATGCTCCGCGTCCTATGACGCGGTGAGGGAGGGGTACCTAGTCTGGTCATACCAGACTTACCAGTCACCTCTTCAATGTACTGTTCACCTGAGTACATTTGGAGGTTGACATCCCACTGCCGCCTAATACGTTGGCGGTCAGTCTTCATCTTCTCGTACTGCTCTTTGACCCATGATGCAAGCTGAGCCTGCACCTTATCGTTCGGCAGTTTATTCGTACTGCCCTGAGAGTTCGGATCGAATCCGTTCAAACTCATCTGAGGCAAGGTCGCCGGTGAACCCGGTTGCTTCATCATAGATGGAGCCGTCACCATAGCCTCGCTTCTTCAATCGCTCAATCTCAGCTGTATCGCTAGGATCGTAGTCGGATTCTAACACCGCACTATCTGCCGTGGCTACAACCTGATATGTCATCGGGTCCTTAGTAGACAGCAAATCAACTGCGTGTTTGAGAAGTGCAAGCTGTTCAGATGAGGTTTGGGCCGTCCTCAACTGGGACTTCTGTTGCGAGGAAAGCATCAACCACATCATCAGGATTGAGGCTCCTAACACGCCCAATATAAGTATCAACGCTTGCCACCAGTCCACGCTGCATGTCCTCCATTGCATCTACGGCCATTGCCATCTGTCGCTTCATGATGTCGTTCTCTTCCATCAACGTGACAACCTCTTCACGTCGAATCAGGTCGAGTTCATCCACGTTCGCCATCTCACGCCCACACTCAAGGCACATGAGGAAAGCACCGTCATATTCCTTCGTGATACCGAAGTCGATCATATCTCGCTGATCGGTACCACAGATGGCACACGTACCAGGAAAGGGGAGGAATTGACGTTCGATGATTCTGAAACGATCGCTAGTCATAATCCACTTCCATAAGGTTGTATCCCACTTGAATGTTCCAGGGTGTATCACGTTCACCTGATGAATCAGGACCAAACTTCTCGATGTATTCCCAAATGGTGCCTACATCTTGTGGGTCTAAAGTGTGCTCTAATGAGGTACCCATGTCAAGACCCCACGCCGACAGGTCAGGCAGGAATGTGAAGAAGTACCGCAGAGCATCAGGTGCGTGATCGTCCTTCTTATGGATCGTCTCACGTGAGTTGTTGCTGTCCTCAAGTTTAGGTGAGGTGTAGTAATCCCAGTGCAACTGCTTCATCTCACGGATAAGGTTCTGACAACCTAATGTACATTGCCAGAAGGGCATCCGGGTGGAAGGGTTCTGCTTTAGGTACTGGTTGATCTTGTCTACCCCTACAGAGACAGTCCTCGGTACGGAATCCAGCGCAAAGTAGATGCCCGCTTCTGCATACAATGTTTGGATACTGTTTCCTGACTGCGCCTGTCGTTGTTTCATAGCCGGATCGCCGGTACGCAAGAACACGTCGATGCCGTTGTCTATCTCCCACTGGATTATCTCACTCGCCCAATCTTGTACAATCTTCTCTCTGCCGTACATCTCATGAAAGGTCACAATCGACATTCCATCGGGAGACACGGCATGATGTAGAGAAGCAGTAGGATTGTTATAACCATGATCGAGACTGTGATAGATAAGCCAATCACGTGGCGGTCGCCACGATGCTGAGAGAGTACCGTGAACACTTGCCATAAAGTCAGGGTACACAAGGCCACCACGAGGTACAAACTTACCGTGTTCACGTTTGGCTCTTTCGTCATCGTCCAGGAAGGCAAGAGCCGTCATCTTTTCCTGGACTGAAAGATATGGGTTGTCTGCCATATCTACCTCAATGATCTTGAGGTCCTTACGTGTCCCGGATTTACCTGGCAAGTACAGTGTGTTGTATGTCCACGTCAAACCTTGCACTGGTGTCATGGTGATCCACACTCGACCACCGACATCCATAGTACGAATCAGGTTCTCTTCAAAAATCCTCTTAGGTGGTTCTTCGTCAAAGTGGATAAAGTCGCGGGACGTACCGGCGTGTTTGTCGAGTTCCTGGTCGTATGACTTGAAGTCGATCTGATTACCGTTGGCCAAGGTAAGAATACGTTCTGAGAGTGTCCATGATCGCTCCCATGATCCATCAATAAGGTCACTTGGTACGATCCATCGCTTGAAGATAGGCAAGAGAATACCTTGCACTCCATTGATGAAATCAACCCCAAGAACTCGACCGTGGATGCTCTTGTCGGGAATCTTAATATATGGGTGCCGACCTGTGATCCACCACAAATCTTCGATAACGCCACCAACCGACTTGCCTGATCTGTTGCCACCAATGTACAACCTCACCGTCTCTGTTGCTTCATGAAACATGCGCTGCTTTGTGTGAGGCAGATAAGCGTGCATGTTAGGTTCAGTGGCCTGGCGCTTAAACGCCTTGGCCATCATGTTAATCATCTCCGCCTTATCTGGCGGTTCTTCGTCTTCCTTCTTCTTACGGGGTGGTGGCATTAGTAATCCCGATCTTAGCTAGCTCATTGAGAATCTGATCGAGGATACTACCCACATTGTTGGTACGCGAGCCAGTGATATTAGCCGACAGGAGCGGCGCACTTGTGTTGCCGTCATGGGTGTGATTACCTGGCGAGGCGTTACTTCTACCCTGACCTAAGGAATGATGATGTGACTCAGGACGTGAGTCCACGTCATCATTACGATGGAAAGCTAATACTGCTCGTGCGTCAGGTTCCTCATTCGCAGTATTCTTAGGCGATGTCATATCAGCGGCCTTACCAGTCTCGCCTTGAAGTACACGTTAGTGGCACCTAGTACTCCACCACTGTTCTGGAAGAAGTATGGCTTGAGCACATCACCTGCACTGAGCCACACAAGTTCCTTGCCCAAGTTCATGGTAGGCCAACCGTATTGTATGGCGTTGTTGACCTTCTCCCAAGCTGACTGGTTACTGCCATTCACCTGAATGCCAGTTAACCTATAGCCACCTGCTGTCGTGGCAGCCCATTTACACATATACTCAAGTTCATAGATACCCTTGACAGGTACCACCCAAGTACCGCCGGTAAAGTCAGCTGCGTTATCATTGACACCACCAGACATCTTAGTATGCCAGAAGTTCACACTAACCAAGTTATTGGTGAATCCAGATGAGTGGTCAGCAGACAACTTGATCAGGTAGGGGTAGTTCTGCCAACGTTTGGTATTGCCAGGTGTGACATACCACGTGATAGCAGTATCAGTCTGAGCTACTAGCTGACCATCGAACTGAGATGCGACAGGTACGGATGTTGTCTTCTTAGTAGCTGTATATCCACTAGCATAGTCAACACGATCCCAGTTAGGTTGATTCGTGTTGATGTCAGTCTCGTTGAGCGTATCAACGATCAAACCTAATCTAGGTGAGCTAGTGGGTGTCATAGTGGTGTCACCAACATCATCCTGATGTAGTAGTCAGCGTTCAACACGCCACCTGTGTTCTGCCACAAAGCAGGACAGACAGTGGTACCTGCTACCAGTTTCTTAAACTGAGACACCGTGCTCACTGTGCTGTTACCTGTGAGGCTGGTAGGTGTGTTAGCTTCGTTCTTAATTATCTCAGCTACGGTAATCACTGAGTTGTAGGCGATAGCTGCTGAACGATAAGCAGCACCGTTAGCGTTAACTGCCCACCTGACACTCAGGTTAATCTCATAGATGCCATCAAGAGGCGCAACCAAGGCCCCATTTACGACATCAGCCGCCGAAGCATTGATACTCTGCCCTGCCTGGTAGACCAAGCCACCTTGCAAAACACTAGCAGCACCACTGCCGATAGGTACGGCCGTGTTCTGTGCGAAGAGTTGATATGGGTAGTGTAGCCACTTTCTAGTATATCCCCCTGAACCATCTGCCCGAGCAATCCAAGACTTGCCTGTTGTTGACTCACTAACAATCAGGCCATCATATGTCTCAGGAGTTGGAGGAATGGTACCACCAGTCACCATACGTGCGCCGACAGCTGTGTCGATCACAGGCCAGTTGTAAGCGAACGGGTCGATGACCTCATCATCAGACTCTTTGATGAGCCCTAGGCGTGGTGTCAGGTCCTTACTCATGTCGGCATCACACAGCACATGTACAAGTAATGATTGGTGTTCGGCTGATCTGCTGGCGCTGTCTGCCAAGCTGCACCTACTACGGTGTCTCCTGCTTTGAGTGCCGTAGTATAGTAACACTGCTGAATAGCCTGGTTGTTAAAGCCAGGCACCTCAAGTGATTCCGTCTCAAGTGTCATGACAGTATCATTGACCTTGAGTTTGTAAGTCCTGATCCCGCCAGGTGAACCACCACCTTCCCAGCGCATGATACTCACGATGCCATAGATGCCATCAATAGGGGCGACAGCCCGCCCACCAACCACGTCACTTATGGTGGCGTTCACTGACTCTGTGGCGTTGAAAGTGCTCCATCCCCACTCATGATCGGCTGCGTCATGTGCTCCGAAGGCACCAGCGTAGCTCGCCACCAGCAGCCAGGGATACTTAATCCACTTCCGTTGGAAGTTACCGTTGCTGTCCTTCTGAGCCCGCCACACCTTGCCGGTAGTAATCTCAGCAACGATGTCGCCATCAAACAACTGGTCATTACTAGGCACCACGTCAGCCGCGACCCATGTCGCACCCTGCGCCATATCTA